AGTTGATAATCTCTAACTTCTATATCTTTACCATTTGATTTAGGTTTTAAACTATTACAAAAATCGTCACTATCTTTTTTGTTTATCTTTGAATTATAATATACACCTTCATCTATATCAATTTTATATTCTCTTTCTTTAGCAAAAGCATATATGTAAGATAATAATCCTTGATAAATTTTACCAGTTGCCTTAGAATATAATCTTAATTTACCATCCCATTTTTTAGAACGATATGCAGGCATAAACCTATACC